TTGCGATGCTTGGGCTGGGCTGCCGGAGAACGGGGTCCTGAGCGCACAACCAGTCTGCCGTCATTGCGAGAGAAACCGCTAGGAGAGCCCCGCTGATGACTGTTTTCATGAGTGTTTCCTGTCGTGGGATGCGCGGCTTAATGCACAATAGTTGCCGTGTATGTGCCACTGGCTGGCGTAAGCGTACCTCCGCTCAGGTTGCACAGCCGAACTGTAATCGTGTTGGTGGCGGTCGTCACTCCTAGGGCGTATAACCCCGCCGCAAGCGTAGACGGAGCGCCTATCACGGCCGGATCTCCGGCGACGGCACCGGTGAGCGCAACCGTGGGGGATTGATCCGCGCAGGCACCGTCCACCAGCGATCCGGGTGTAATAGTAGCTGTTCCGATCAGCCGGAACCCTATTGTTCCGGATCCAGAAATGGTGATCTGCTGATTCCCGGATGGTGTTCCGATGAACTCGAAAGAATCGGATCCCTGCGTTCCAGCCCCGTAAAAATAGAGATACTGAGGGGGTGCCGTCGTATCGCCCACGCTTTTGGTGGCGGCAAATTCCAATGTCTGGCTAACCACCGGGCTGACGAGATTGCTCAATGCGACATTGGCTCCGGCGAGCGCCTGCTGAGGAAATAGAACCGCGGCATACGTGCCAGTCCCGGCATTCGTCGTGAGCACGATTCCTCCCACCCAACCACCTGTCGGATAGGTACTGGATCCGGTATCGTGAGCGTTGCCCGCGACGGTTCCCGAACAGGTGAAATAATCTCCGGCTACGGTGTTCCCGTCGAAAACGATGGAGGCATTCCCATTGGTGGCGATAATCGCGCTGCCGGTGATGCCGGCCCCTCCCACGGTGACGCCGACGATGCCGGCGCAGCCGACGGTGGTCTTGATGGCCTTGGAAGGAGCCCCAGTCAGGGATGTGATTGTGGCAACGGTTGTTCCGGTCGCTCCCTCGTTGAGAATAGAGGTATAGCGTTGCACGGGAGCTTGAGCGAACAGCGTGAGACTGCAAACTGCGAATAGAACCAAGCGTTTCATTTTAAAATTCTCCTATTTTGCCATAGCGACCGTGAAGGTCGCGTTTGAAACCGTGTAAATTCCGCCGCTGAGATTGCAAACATCAACAGCGACAACATTGTTAGAAACCACCTTGGCGGCCACCGTCACGCTGGCGGGCATTCCTGTCGAGGTGGTCCCGGCAAAAACCGTGTCGCCGGCCAAAATGCCGGCAAAATTGAAGACGGGCGTCTCGGCGCAGCCTCCGTCAACGATTGGCCCTAAGGTAACCGTTGTAGAGGCTTTGCTGACGGTGGCTGAGCCGGTGACCCAGTCAACAGCCACCGTGCAATTCGCAGGGTTGTTGCACGCATAGATTGCTCCAGCAGTGGTCTGGCACTGCTGAAGGTAAGCACCTGCGGTCGCGCCAGGAGTGCCGATACAGGGGATTACTGGTACGCCACCGCCTCCCCCTATTACGCTGGCTGAGGACGTGCCTTTGTACCCGTACATGCGGGCGGTGATCTCGCCGGAGCCGGGAGACGTGAAAACTGTAACGTGTAAAGCGATCCATGCGTAGTATCCGCGGAACGCTTCAGTATTGTGGTTGATATCCGTCAATGGGTTCGCGCCGTCAAGCATACATGGTGGCTGCACGGTGCTCGAGCATGCGGTGGTGGGCACGGCTGAGAACGTTCCAGGAGAGCCGGCAGAGTCTGGTGCGCCTTCGATCTGGATTGAAAGGGCCGTCATGTTGTCGGCGTAGTAGGAGAGCCGCCAGGTGACGCATTGCGTTCCGAGGTTTGCCACGGCCTGGTTGGACGCGGTGACGCCGTAGCCGGTCGCGGTGAAGGTTTGGGTGAATTGGCAGTCGGGAGCTTGGCCGTAGGCTGCAAGGCTGCCAAGGGAGAGGAGCAAGGCCAAGAGTTTAGGTCTCATGGCTATAAGTATACGCCTGAAAGGGGCTTCATCAGCGGAATTCCTGCTCGAGCAGTTCTTCCTTGCCGTTTTGGATGAGATATTCGGCCCGCCTGGCCAATTGCCGGCCGGTTCTGGTGGCTCTGTCCAGCCGCGCGAAGATCTGCTCATCTCGCCAAGAGCATTCCCGGCAGGCCCGGGCAAGGGGAGGCTTTGGCTGGCCACAGGAGCATAGCGAGTCGCTGTGCACGATTGGTGGTGAGAGCCTGGGCCGGCCGGCCTTACGCTTCTCGAACTGTAGCAGATCGCCCATGACTGGCCTCCCTGTGCGCTTTAGCTCGGCTTCTGGGGGCTGGTGGGGGATTCTTTCGCATCATCTCCGTACCGCCAGCGGCGAAGCATGAGGGCGATTCTGACTGTTTTTTCGGCTTCGTCTTCTGGTGACACAACCTCGATTTCTGCAACGATCTTGCGGGCCATTTCGTTCGCCTCGGCCGCTCGTGCGCTTGTGCAGGCTTCGGCAGCGCGTCTGCGGGAGCGTTTGACATAGATTCGCATTGGCTGCGGTGCGGTTGCGGCAACGCTCTTGTCCATTAGGTAATCCATAGCCGTGCGCTGCATCTCGGCGAGCTGCTCCAGCGTCTTGGCCCCATTGTCTATCGGTATGCCAATCTGTTCCAGTGCGGTGTCGATGTCTTCGAGCTGGTACGAGATTTGCGGCAAAGTCTTGGCAATGTGCAGCAGTGCCATGGTAGATGCCTTCTGCGCCAAGCTGAGCCCTTCTACTTGGGGATCACTGGATACGCCGGCCAGGAGTTCCAGCAGCTCGTCTGGGGTGTCGATGTGGCGGGCGGCCGGTCCGCTGGCTGCGCTGGCGTCAGAGCCAGGTTCGTAGGCGGCTTCCTGCTCCTTTCGCCATGCTGCGAACGGCTTGGGCACGGTGGGAAGCGCGGGTTCAGCGGGCTGCTGTGGGGCTTCTGGGCCTCGGCCACACCGGTCGTGGCAGGAGCAGTGGCATTCATGCTCTGTTTGACATTTGCAGTGGTGTCTTTCGGCGCATTGATCGCTGACAAACGGGGCCGGCGGGAAGGCTATTGGCCAGGATTCGACCACCTGGATTAGACTCTTGGCGCGGCGGGCGACTTCTGGAATGCCGTAGTCTGAACCTACGGTGTCCGTGATGGCGACGATCTGCTGTAGTTCGTTCAAAATCTCTCTGCGGTCCATTATTTTGGCTCCTTGAAGTAGACTTGTCCATTCTCTCGGATCTCAACCTCTTCGGGCTGTAAAAGACGGGCTGAGTCCATTTTTGTGCCGGGGTTGCCCCACATTTCCCAGGGCGTCAGTTGCGTTTCGAAGGCTTCGGCGACGTTCAGGCGCATCTGCTCGGCTGTGGCGCCGTGTTGGAGTGGCCACGGCTCGTTTTTGGGCGTGTCGGGCTTATCCAAAGGTGTGCGGGCCGACCAGCGTTCTTTGGTGGCCTGGTAGACTTCGGCGTACCACGCGATGAGCATGCGGCAGCCCATCAGATTTAGCGGACCCTGTTTGGGCTGCTGGAAGGTGGCGCGGTAGGTCACCCTTAAAAGACGGCTCATGGAATCACCGTTATGGTCTTGCCGTGGCTACCACCGTATTTGATGGCTTTCCCGAGTAGCAACATCTCTTCGTCGCTGATCCCGAAGGTGTCTTGGTGCATCAGGATGGTCGGCGGAGCGTCTTGGTTACACAATCGAGTGAAACTCGGTAGTTTCGCTCGAATTTCATCTCTGAGAATTTCCATTAGCAGCGTTTTCTCTGGTTTCAAAGTTTGCTCCTTGTCGGAAGTCTTCAACGTACCCGCACTCTTGGCAACGTCTCGCAGTGGCCTTGCTCTCGGGGCGTATTGCGGGCATGGCGCGCTTGCCGCAGTGCGGGCACTTGTCGGGCTCATACATGAGGGCGCACCTTGATTTCAGCGCACAGGAGGCGCATTTCGGCGGCATAGTCCTCCATCGCCAACAGCGTTCCTGGAAGGTCGTAGGGGCCTCCGTACAGCCGGTGTCCCATGATCCACCATCGGCACTTTAACCAGGTGGCGGCCAGCCGGATCAGAAACTCGTTTTCAAATGCTTCCGCGGCTTTGGCTATGGCGTACTGAAAACTGTTCATTGGGACCTTCCAGCGGCGTATTCGGCAGCTTTTTCAAGCGCTGCGATGGCAGCCGCAAGCCATGCGCGTTGTCTTTTCGGGCTGAGATCGTCAAAGCCTGCGAACTCGTCCTCGTGGTTGGCTTCGTAGGAGGCTTCCCAAGCGGCTTTGGCTATGGCGTACTGAAAGCTGTTCATTCTGGCTCTCCGTAGACGAATTCCACGAGGTCGCCAGTCGGCGGGTCTTCGCCCGTCATGAACCTGTAGGCCTTGGTGATCGCCCGGTCAGTTTGGCGCTCCGCCTTGTTGAGTTCAGCCGGATTGCCGGTGCTTGATGCGGCTGCGCTGGCGTCTCCGGCTTCCAGCAATGCCTTGATGATCTTTCGGACCTCTTCGCTTCGCGTCTTGGTCTGTGCCATGTTCAGCGCTCCCACAGGCTCAGCAACCCTGAGTTGCTGGCGGAAATTAAAACATCTTCTATTTCACGTCTTGCCGCTGGTGTCTCCCACACTAGGCGGTCCACAATTTCCCGTACCCGCACTCCCAGTGCGCAATTGTGTGCCATGCCGGGTACGAGATTGGCGTTACAGGTGGGTGTGCAGGTTGCTGCTCGTCGGGATAACTGCGCTGCGATGACCCGTTTGGCAACTCCAAGAACTCTTTGGATATCGTCAAGAGCCATTTCTGCTTCGGTGGAGTTCATCAGCGCTCCCACAGGCTCAGCAACCCGTTGTTGCTGGCTGAACTCTTCCGCTTGGCAGATTCGCTCATTCTGATGAGCGTTTCTGGAGAAGCTTTACGGCCCCGATGCCATGCGGCGAGTTTTTCCCGTGTTTCGGCTGAATGTTTTCGGCCTTTGCACTTCTCGCTGATTCGCCTACCAACTTCGGCCCGATATTCGGGGGGCCAGCTAGCACGGGTTGCCGCATTTTTAGCTGCTGTTTCGGGTGGGTGTTTGGAGCCGGTGTTTGCCGCGATCATGGCGGCTATCGCTTTGGGATTTATGCGGCCCCGCATCTTTTCGATTCGGCTCCTACGTCCTTCTGGAGTTCCGCATGTGCGACCTTTCAGTTTTGCAGATAAGAGAGCGCGAGTTTCAGCACTCATGGGCGGTTTGTGTTTGGCCGATTCACTCATTCTCGCCCGAGTTTCCAAAGATAGAGGCTTTCCCCTTCGACAATCGGAGAGTTTTTGGCGGGTTTCTTTTGATACGATCCGGCCTTTTGAGGCTTTGCGGCAGTTTTCCCACACTTCAGGAGGTCTTGGAACTCCACGTAGCTGGCTCGCAATTTTTTCTGTGATTTCCGGCGAACGGTGCCTCCCAGTGTTTGCCAGCCGAGCCGCTGCTGCCATTTTGGCTATATGCTCAGGCGAACGTTTGCAGCCCTTGTTTGCGCGTGAGATCTTCTCTCGAACCTCTGGCGGTGGACTGTAGCCCAAATTGCCTTCTCCTCCGTCTGATCCATTTGTGAGAGCCGCCCCGTTACCACGAAAGAATGCTATCCACCGTTGTTCTGCTGATGCCCAGGAATCGCCTATGCCTGTTTCCAGAACTTCCATGACAGGTCGAACCCCTGTGGTTAGCAGGAGGCGAATCCATCTGGATTTGAATGTATGTGCTTGTCGCGACTCGTGAAGTGCTTCTGAAAGATGGCATGTCATACGCCTTGTGGGTGTTTGTGAAGTCCAGCCGACATAACGAACTGTGCCGGTGCGTGGATCTTTGAGACAATAAATGGCCCAGTTTTGCGGGGATTTCATAGCATTACCAGTTCCAAAAGGTCTCGGTCGAATATCAAGGTTTGCTGCTCTGGTCCTTTTTTGCGGATGCTACGGACCTTCCCCGGTCGCTTCACGTCGGCCAGCGTCATGGGCGGCTGTGTCTCCTGCTTGGTCCTGGCCTTCTCGGTCTCCGGGGTTAACCAGACCGTCCAGACTGGCGTGTCGCGCCTGCGCTGCTCATTGAAGACCATCTGCTTGCAGATCCCAAAGGTTTCGCCGGGCTGCAAGTCCAACTCGTTGATTTTCGCGGCGACGGCCTTGGAGACTTTCAGTAGCCGGCCGTCGGTGAGCGTGTATGTGATCTCGTAGTCTCCGAACTGCTCGGCTCTTGGTTCCTGAAGGGCCAAAGTCTGGGGTACGTTGGGTTCGAAGTGGACGTTCATTTAGGCTCCTTGATCTTCTCCCAGTACTTCGCGTCTTCCCGGGCCTCTTGCACCTGGCGGTCAAAATCGGCGTTGTTTGCGAAGCGCTGGCACTCGTGGTATGAGGCGCGGAAGTCTCCGCACTCGACGTGGAAGCGCGGGCCGGCGTACGCTACTGTTCTGGCGGCGCATACAAGCGTTGCGAACCGGCGCTGCGGTATGTTCTCAGGTCCCACCACGCGGTACGGATGCGCCTCTTCAAAACGTACATGGTTGATGTGTTGGCCGGGGCGTAGCGGCTCTGGACGGCGCGCGGCGGATTCTGTGGGCGACAATGGGCCGTAAAGGGGCATCAGCAAGGCCTCCT